CTGCATTTGAACCTCTGGGTAATGGTAGGACATAAGTCGTATGTCGGTTACCATTGGTTTTATTATAGACATCTACCTGTTCATTAACTAGGAGTCCCACCTCATCAATCCAGTCTTCGTCAATTAATATACTACCTTCATAATTGACATCAACCTCAGTGCAAACTGCACCATGTATCTTTGCATTTAAAAAGGTTCTAATCATTATTTAATCCTTGAATGCTTACCATTCCCTTTATTATTTCCAGAATCATATTCTGTCAATGCTTTAAAATATTCTCTTTTTTTAGTATTAAATTTATACCAAAAAATATTCATTCCTCTAGGGTTTGAATTTTCACCTATCATTAAAATAATACATGCAAATAAAGGTATGAATAAAAATTCCATATTAAAATATCCAAAACAATAAAGAAGTAATTAATACTCCTTTCATAAAACAAATCCATGCTAACTCATAGTCACTAATACCAGTTAATTCAATAAAACTATACATCATTTCCTTATGTTTATTTTTTATTTCTTCTAACATATATTTCTCCTATGTTTATTCCATTATATATTTAGTAGGAGTCCCAGAATATAATCTAGGAGTCCCAGAATAATATAATAGCTTTTATTATTTTTAATAAAAACTTCCCACGACTTTTTAGGGGGTTGCAAAGGGCAGAAAAAAATACCCTAGGAGTCCCAAAGCACTGTGGCTACTCCTCAGCAAAACCTTCGTGGTCTTCATAATTATCTAAGTTGACTTGATACCCATCGGTGGTGACTGAGAGTTGCGTCTCTAAGGCATCTGGAGTTCCTATCCAAGTGATACCTTCTACGAGCATCCTACCATTATGTGTCACTTCGTCTTTAATCATAGTGCTGGGTGCTGCTTGCTTTAAATCAATATTAATTACCATTCCAGCGCTTAGATTCGTTCTCCCAGATATCTGAATGTTCATTCTATTACTCTCAAAGAGGCGCTCTACTCTGTCTCTATTGAATTTAGTACTCTCTGTGCCATACATATGACTGTGGCCACTGACATTTATTCCTTGACCCATGGTAAAAGGGTTGTTATAATCAAAATTAATCGATGCACCATGGTTTTCTATGATACTATCTCCCTTAAATGCATCTCCAGCGGGGTCTAAGACAGTGCCAACACCCCCATCTGGTGGTATTTTAATGTTTTCTACACCTAATCGGAAGTTTGGTGCAACACTGAGAGCGTTTTTCTTCTTATATTCGCCCTCTGAGCCCTCTGTTAAAGGAAATTGCTGAGTAAATTGACTATCAATGGTCACTAAAGTCTTGTTTTTGGGGTCAAATACCTGTATACTACCACTGTAGAGGCCCATTTGATGGTTATGAATGACATTATGCGTGTCTTTCTTGTTGTAGGAGAGTATATCATTACCCCTACCCTCTACAAAGTCGTAATTAAAGTCGTCATCACCATCTCCCATACGAGGAGAGAACTTAACTCTACCATTAAGATACTCTATCTTCAGCATAGATTCAACATTATGAAATCTAAAGCCATTGAGAGCAGTCTGATAGAAGTAATAAGAGTCACCCCAAGGCCTTGCACTCTCTGAGTCGTCACTGGTGTGGTCTCTCAGCCACTCTAAGGTCTTATACACACTCCAGTTGGGAACAATCATACTACTCTCATCGCCTGGATTTGCAAATACACCGAAGTGATTACCGAGTTCACTCCCCCCTTTCACATGCACATTCAATCGGTTTTTATTCGGTTTAAAGTTTAATTTATCTTCACATATTTTATTTAAAATAGTCCCTGTCTTGCCTCTATAACACTGAGATATTCTCTGAGTTCGTGCAAGATATAATAAAGGACTACAAAATTCCAAAGAATATACTTGACTTTTTGGGTTCTCTATGTCTCTGAGATGAGTTTTTACATTAAATATTCGAAAGACTTGATTAATTTGCTGGTCTTCTGGGACTATTTCTTCGTTTCCCTGTATTCCACCGATATGTATTCGAATATATTCTTGACCACTAAATCCGATACGATTAAATAAATTAACATTGTCTAAGAGTACAATATTCCCAGTAAGAAACATCTGATAGATACTCTCAGTTATCTGAAAAGATTGCATCATATTACTTACTTCATATGAATTACCTTCTTGATTACTAATAGTAATACTCTCAATACGATATGAATTAGGTTGATTTCTACCGACTTGTATAGCCATTTATATTATTCTCTTATCATACTCTTGAATTCTCTGAGTAATTGTGGTATCATCGAAGTCTTAATATACTTGATACTTCTCTTAGAATCGTTAAAAGTTTGCTCATAGTCTCTATTGGTGACCATAGTAGTGGTCTCTGAGGTTGTTTTGTTGCCATCTGAGTTGACATAATGGTGTGGACTATCTGAAAAATTCCGAACCGAACTAATAATAAAACTTTTGGTCGACTGGGAGCCTGTGACAGTTTCACCATCTTGGAATACACCTTGAACATCATTAAGAATGACTTGCTTATTAGTAGGGTCTATCTTGGTGACAAATCCAAGTGCCGAACTGGTAGAACCTACTACCTTCTCTCCCTGTAAAAATTTCGAATCCGAACTGGAGACGATATCCGACTGCTGATTTGCAACCAATGCTTTACCAGAATATTTACGATTAATAAATTTATCTAAGATTGATTGAGATTTTGGCCAATCATTATAGGTTGCAAATTGGTCATTCACCATCCAGAATAACCAATATAAAGTTGCATCTCCATATAGTTTAGATGCAAGAACATCTGGTCTGTCTTGGTCGTTAATATAATAATATTCATACCCTATAATGGCATCCTCTGCATCCGAACTGACACGAATATTACGAAAGATATCCTTTGCTTGAATTAAATTACCATCATTTTTGACATCGAAGTCAATAGTTGGAAAGTGTTTAAAGTATTTTTGTGCCATTATTATTCTCCATCTTTCTTAAAGATTCTATACTTAGGTGTTATATTTTTAAATCCCTGTTCTCTTCTGGCTTGAATGTCAGCATCTGTGAGATTTTGATTAGACCTTCCTGGCGAAGTTTGCATTCTTACTTCATATTCACCATCAAGATTAAGTTTTGCTAGAACCGCTTCTGCTTCTTCCCTTGAACCATAAGTTGCTTGCTTATGGAAACTACCAGTTGTAATTGTATTATACTCGTTTGTCTCTTCCTTGGTTAAATTTTCTGTATCACTACTCAGTTCTCGTTCAAAGTTTTCAATTTCATCCTCAACATTTTGTGAATTACCCAATGCTGATGCAGCTACTCTATCCATATATCTTAATCTATCTAAGTTGAGTATTTCTTGGAAAACAAGTGATAAAGTAATCCCATTAGGATAATGTTTTGGTATAGTACCATCATCCTTACTGCCTAATCCTTCTTCAATAAATGACATATCTTTACCACCAGAATAATCAACATCACATGATTTTAGAAAACAATTTTGTGGATGTTCTATATTACCTAATATAGGCCCTTTAAAATCAATACTGAATTCAGCTGGCATTGCTTGTATTCTTCTATTCTCTGCAAGTGACATAGGTAACATCATCATCTTAAATACATGAATAATACGAGTTATTTCATTTGCATCTTCAACATTATATGGGTTTAATTGAAAAGTATAGCTATGGTCTCTGAACTCAACTCCTTGAAAAGTATTAAATTTAGGTGTAGGAGTTACAACGCCTGTTTGAAAACTTCTAGTTGAGTCTAGTCCTCTAGCACCTTTTGCAAGCATTTCTTGAACTGCTGGGCCTATATCTCCACCTGCTTCTAAGAGGTCTCCACTCATGATATTATTAAACATTACATCATTAAGACCGATATCTACTGCTTCATAACTAACTGACACAGTATCTTTTACATTGTTTGGAAAATATAATGCAACAGTATAATCGTCATTCATAAATGTACCATCTTGACCTACCTTTACTCCTCTGGAATCAAGAAATGATTGTTGTTCTGCAGCAGTAGTGCCATCAGCATAAGGCATAAGTTTTATATTTTTCTTTTTAGTTCTAAAAATAATCCAGTTATCTACAAATCTAGTGTTGTCTGTTGGAAATCTAAGAACTTTTCTTGTAGTAGGGTCTCCTGTTGCTGGACTTAAACCTTTATCATCTAAATGTTTTTCTATTGCACTTCTATTTTGTGCATTCTGTAATGCTTGTTCTGATATTACATCTGGAATATTAGATAATCTAATACCTGTTTTTAAAGAAATTAAATCTTTTAAAGCATCTTCTATTTTTGAATTAAAATCTAACCTTCCACTACTAAGTGCTGAATTTAAGTCTTCTTTGACTGAACCAAGTAATCTTGATTTGAGGGATTTGAAAAAGTTCATATAAATACTCTCTATAAGTTAATGTATGTATAAGGTATTTATATGAGTTACAAGGGAAGATTCACACCAAAGAACTATAAAAAGTATAAAGGTGACCCAACTAAGGTCGTATATCGTTCTATGTGGGAATTAAGGTTTATGAAGTATTGTGATAAGAATGATTCTATTCTAGAATGGAGTAGTGAAGAGATTGTGATACCTTATCGTTCTATTGATAATAAAGTCCATCGATATTATCCAGATTTCTGGATTAAATATAAGAACTTTGAAGGTAAGATGATTCAAGAGATAATAGAAGTCAAACCTAAGAAACAATGTGTTAGACCTAGTAAGAAAGGTAAACATTATGGTAAGTATCTTCGTGAAGCAAGAACTTATGCAATTAATGAGTCTAAATGGGATGCAGCTAGAGAGTATTGTTTGGATAGAGGATATAAATTTAGAATATTAACCGAAGACCATCTAGTTAAATAGTAAAAAAGACGAGGGTTCTTATGTTTCATTCGTCTTTCTTAACTCTTCCAGACCTAGGGAAGGGAGCGACCACTTCATTATTCTCCTGTCTGGGATTATCCCCTACGACCTATGGGGTCATGCCGTTACTTTATTATAAATCCATATCTCCAAACCTCACTTAAATATTTGCTTCTTCTAACATTGAAAGAGGCACTCTGTATTGTTTACCTCTCATTTGAACTATTGCTTTCTTTAGTTTGACCTCAATGATTGTTCCAAGAGTCTTTTTAGTCTTTTGAACTACGAAGACAGTATCACCCGCTTTAAAAGATGCCTTTGCAAGTGCATCCAATACATCTTTACCGAAGTTGTAAACTTCTGCTAACTGTTCTGGAGTTTTAATCTTTGACAGTTCTTTAATTAATGTTTTATTCATATTTCCTCACTTAATTACAAGAGTATTATACAAAAATATGTACCTATCTGTCAAAGTGGTATAAATACATGTATGGCAGGATTATTCGACAAGTTAGAAAGAGAAGCCTTTAGAGGTGGAATCCAAGCAAGGACTAAAGAGTCCATGAGATGGTTTAGAACTCGTGTCTCTCAAATGAAGAGTGTTAATAGAACTTCATTAATGAAAGATGCAAGGAACAGAAAGAGGTTCATATATGGTGACATGTATATGTACATGTATGACCCTAAACATAAACAAACCTTACCTTACTATGATAGATTCCCTCTTACTATACCTATAGAACCAGCAAAAGGTGGGTTTTTAGGATTAAACTTACACTATTTACCACAATCATTAAGAGCTCAGTTCTTAGACCAGTTATATGACCGAACAAATAACACTAAGTTTGATGAATCTACAAGATTTAGTGTTACCTATAAGATGTTAAAGGGATTAAGTGGTAAACCATATTTTAAACCATGTGTAAAACATTATTTAACAAGCCAGATAAGAAGTAGTTTTGCAATAGTAGACTCAGCAGATTGGGAGATTGCAATATTTTTACCAACTGAATCATTTAAGAAGTCTTCTATGGATAATGTCTGGAAAGAAAGTAGGAAGAAAATAAGCGGATGAAAATAGATAGATTTAAAGCAAATATAGATGGATTGCAAAGAAATAATAGATATAATATTGCAATGTTTGGAACTGGTGCAAAAGTCACTGGTATTAATATTAGAGGACTAAGATGTGATACTGCAACTGTTCCTGGCCGAGGATTCTTTACTAACGAGGAATCAGAATATGGGCCTAAAAGAGCAATCCCACATAAACCACAATATGACCAATTTGATTGTTCATTCTATTTAACTAATGACATGGAAGATAGAGAGTTAATAGAAGGATGGCAATCAAGTGTTAATGGTATGAGAAGTGGTCACTTTCACAGTAGGTTTCACGATGATTATGTTGGTATCATAATGTTAGAAATGTTAGATAAAAGAGATTTAGTTAATTATCGTTGTATTATGACTGATGCATTTCCACTGCAATTAAGTGTGGTGAACCTAGGATATGAAAATACAGACATAACAAAATTTAACGCACAATTTAGATATAGGTATTGGACTAGTGAATTTGTTAATTCAAACCAGTCTAATTTAATAACTGGATATCTCGATAAATACTTAACTAAAAAAGGTGTCGAGGTTAGAGGTAGAATCGAAGACGCAATCTTCGGATAATGAAATAGGAGTATATTATGGCATTACCTAAAGTAAATACTGTAGAGTATTTTTGTAAATTACCTGTTTCTGGTGAAGAAGTTAAATATCGACCTTTCTCTGTAGGAGAACAAAAGATATTACTTCAAGCACTGGAAGATGGAGAAACTAGAACAATATCAAATACTGTTGTTAATTTAGTTGATTCATGTTGTAGTTTAACAGAGTCAACCAACAGTATAAGAGAACTTTCAAATACAGATTTAGAATATTTGTTTTTACAAATTAGAATCAAATCTGTAGGAGAAACAACTACAGTTGTACTTGGTTGTATTAAAGATGGATGTGATGGTCAAACTCAAGTTGATGTTGATTTAACTGAAATCGAAATACAAGGTCAAGTTGGAGATAATAAAGTTATGATAACTGACAATGTTGGTGTTACACTTTCTGTCCCTAACTTTAATGAAGTTCAAGGTACAATTGGTGACATAAGCCAAATAGGAACAAAAGAACTATTTGATGTTATAGGACAATCAATTCAATCAATATTTGATGAAGAAGAAGTCCACAGTAAAGGTGACTTTACGACAGAAGAATTAAGTAATTTTATTAACGAACTATCAACTGAACAGTTTAGTAAAATTATGGAATGGTTTAATGACCTTCCAAAAATGGTTAAGAATGTATCATATAAATGCAGTAAATGTGGAACTGAGAATACAACTAGATTAGAAGGAATACAGAATTTTTTCGTCTAGCCCTTTCTCATGAGACACTTGCAAATTACATTCAAACAAACTTTGGTTTAATACAACACCATGGTTGGTCACTAAACGAATTGGATGGAATGCATCCTTGGGAAAGGGAAATATATGTTTCCCTCTTATTAGCTCATCTTGAAGAAGAGGAGTTAAAGATGAAACAAGCTCAAAATAGATAATAAGGAGAATATTATGGGTGACGATAGAGAAAGATTTAGTGGTGACATGAGTCGTAATGAAGTTGAAATAGACTTAAGCAAGTTTATGGAAATGGTTACAGAGAACAATGACCTCAAACAAAAAATATTTGAGTTAGAACATGATGACAAGAAAAATCCATGGCAAAAGTGGATATTCCTTGCAAGAGCAGTAGATAGTTGGAGAATATGGCCTCGTGCATTTTTAAGTGTCTACATATTTTTAATTTACTTTGTAGTAATGTGGTTTATAGGTTTAGAAGCACCGACTATGGAACAGTCTGGTCTTATCAGTATTCTGGTAGGAGCTGGAGCTGCATGGTTTGGACTATATGTTAATAGTGCAGCTAAAGAACATTCTACTAATTCAGATTCAAAATAGATAAATACTATTATGGCAGAAGAACCTAAAAATATTAATACTGGACTGGAAAAGATTCAACTGAATCGTATTCTGAAGCAAATTAAAGAAGGTCAAGAAGATGGTGCAAAAGCCATAGGAGAAACTTTAGAAGATGCTTTTGAAAAGGTTGAAAAGTTAAATGTTGCAGATTCAAATAAGTTAAATATTGCAACTAAAGCCTCTGGAACATTAGTAAAGAGTTCTATTGATGATTTTTTAAACGAAAGTGGTATTAGTAACCTTACTGCAAATATAGATGTACTAGATGAATCTATCAGTGAAGTTAAATCTACTTTAGAAAAGAATGGTCAATCACTTGAAAATGCTGGACTTAAACAACTAGAACAACAAAAGAAAGACCTTGAAGAAATACGAGAATATGGTAAAACATTGTCTGGATTTGAAAAAACTTTTGTTAAGTTTGCTGGTGGAACTTTTGAAGATATGAAAAAATCTATTGAGGAAGGTGGTGACAGAACTGCTGTTGGTATTGCAAAAGGATTTGGTAATGACCTTAAAGGTGACTTTGATAAATTATTAGGTTTTTTTGGCCCTGCTGTTGGTATCTTGCAACAAATACCATTATTAGGAACTATTTTAAATTTACTTAAAAATACAGCAATCTCTATTCTTACTAGACTAACATTAGGTTTAAAAAGACAGTTATTTTTTGAAGGTAAAGAAGATGCAAGAGAAGCTAGAAGTGTTAAAGTAGATGTTGCAAACTATCGTTTAAATGCAAGAGCAGAAAGAAGAGATGAAATAAGATTCAGAGAAGAACAAAAGAATAAAGGTAAAGCTGGTGCAAGTGATGGAACAGTTGGTGCTGGTGGTGACCTTGAAGTAAATGAAAAAGATTTTAAACTTGGTTTTTTAATTCCAATTTTAACCATTGCAAGATTAGCTGGGGTTGGAATAGGTGCTGGATTAACTGCAATAGGTACAGGATTTATTGGACTTGGAGCAGGGTTATTAGCTGCATCTAAAGGTCTTGCATTAGGTGGTCTTGCAATAGCTGCTGGATTAACTGCAATATTTGGTGCATTTATACTAGGAAGTAAAGGTGGTGCATTTGAAGGAATGCAAGAGTTTACTAAACTTAACTTAGGACGACTTATATTTGGAATTGGTGGTCTTTCTGCATTAATGGTAGCAATTGGTGGATTGACTATTCTTGCAGGGCCAGCTGCAGGTATAGCTGGACTAGGAATCTTGTTAGTAATGAGCTCAATAGCAGTCATGGGAGAAGCTTTAGGAAGTTTTGCAACACATATTAAACCTTTTGAAACTTTAGATACCAGTAGAATTGTAGGTAATATAAAAGAAATATCTTTAATTTCTAAAGATATAGGAAATTTATTAAGAACATCTTCTGGTGGTTTCTTTAGTAATCTTGGAATTATGATTACTGGTCATCCTCTTGCAAAATTAACTGAAGCACTCCAAGGTTATGACACTGACATGAGACAATCTATTGATAATTTAAGTAGTTTAAAAGGTGCATTGGCAGACTTTAAAATACCACAAACATCTGCTGGTCAAGCAATTGCAGACTTTTTTGGAGTCGGTGGTGTTGACCAAATAGAAAATCTTGCAACAATAGAAGTAACGCCAGGTATTGGAAATGAAATAAGTCAACTTGCAACTGGTGTCGATTTGATAGCAAATGCATTAGGTAGTCTTGATAGTGATAAAATCAATTTACTTGGTGACTTAAAAGACAATCTCAGAGGAATGTCTTCTGTTAATTTAAATTTTAATGCATCTGGTGTTGCAACACCACCATTAACTGGAGTAGATACAAGTGCAAGTATGAATGCACCTGTGATAACACAAATGGTATCTAATCCTACTCAAAATAATACAAATGTTAGACAATCATATAGTGCAACTGGTTCTAAGATGGGTCAACACTCATCTTTGCATTATCCAAGTCTAGGTTAATCCCATATCTTTACCCCAAGGCCCTTCATAATTAGGTGAAGGATACTTGTCCTTTCTTTTATACTTAGTTTTATCTTGATGGACTTGAGTCTGTCCATGTTTTGGTGTTTTCTTATGTGGTTTAACCTTTGGTTCTTTCTTACCAAATGCTTTTTCCCAGTTATTTTGAAACTGTTTATCACTGACCACTGTAGGTCTCCTTTTAGAACCTTTTCCCATGATTAATTAGAAGTGTTAGGAGCCCCTCATTTTTCCCGCTCTCTAACTTGATATCCACTGCCGCAACGATATCTTGCCTCGATTGTATACCCAAACCTCAACCATCCTACTTGGTATAACTCACTCGTCAATAACACGAGTCCCCTAGGTCAATCCCTTAGTGCATAGTATATTTATAAATCAATTTACTTTGGATTGACAATCCTTACACATCATTTGCAAGTTTTTGAAAGTATGAGATTGACTCATCTTCATCTACATCTGTTGTAGCAGTTGTAGGTTCTGCAATTGTTGGTTCTGGACTTGGAAATGCAACATCATCAAAGTCTGATGCAGTTGAAGCTGCAGTAGCAGTCGATGCTGTCATTCCTAAAACTCTGTCGAGTTTTTGTTTCAGTTCATCATAAGATTTGAACTGGTCTGGTGCAATCACCTCTTTTAGAGAATGTTGACTATTCCAAACTGCTTCCATTTGTGCATCATCTTCTGATAATGGTTTTGGAGTTGAAAATTCAGACTTATCATAGTTCCAGTAACCATCTACTTTACGAACTTTAATTTTAAAGTCTGCACCTTCCCACAAATCAAAAGGATTCATTGGTGTTTCATCCTCAAACTGTGGTTGCATTTTGTCTTTCAACATTTCAAAGATTTTCTTTCCATATCTGAACAGTTTGACTTGTCCTTCATTCTCTGGATGTGTTGGGTCAGAAACTACAAGAACATTAGACACATAGTGCAATCTTCTTTTTTGTTTCCTAGCAATATCTTTGTTTGCCTCTAATCCAGTATTCCACAATTCAGTATTGTGTTCTGATACTGGGTCTTTTTCATTAAGAGTAGTCAATGACTTCTCTATATACCATCCACCTGGCCCTTGAAAACCATGGTCGAAGTATTGAACCCATGGCATATCTTCACCTTGGGATGCTGGTAAAAATCTTACAACTGCATAACCATTACCAGTTTTATCTAAATCGATTTTCCAGTATCGGTCATCATTGTATGATTTGGTTTCAGTTCCACCAGAAGTAGTTTCTAGTGTTTTTTGTAAGGTGTCGAATCCACCTCTAGATTTTTTTAAGTCTTGAAATGACATAATTATATCCTCATATTAGCATTGTATTTGCATTTTATTATTATTGTATTAGAACAAGTATTCATCCAATGGAGAAACACTTAATTCATCCTTCATTATATAATAGTCTATGTTTGGAAATCTGTCAACTAAAGTTTTTAGTTGGTCTGTTTGAGATATCCAACCTTGGTCACCAGTCTCAACAAGTCTGTTGTTTTCTGGGTCGTCTTCTGTCCCATAACATCGAGTTCCAGCATAGATGTTATTATATTTAGTCGAATCGTAATTCCAAATAGAATCAAATCCGACAAAAACTACATTATTGTAGTCATGGTTCATTGATGCCATTGCAGCTGCAGTAGTACCACAAAACCAATTTTCAAATAGATGGTAGTCATCATATGGCCCACCTACTTTTGAAATCTTATAGTCATCCTCTATTCCTATGGCTTGCATTTCTAAGATACCTACATTCCCATTACCTTTTCCATGCATAGTCACTTTAGAATGACTTGGGTCTATCCATTCTCTTACTGGAACACCCATTGTTTGTTTAATTGTATTGTATTCTTCATGTCCTAATGGGTCATCCCATTCACCAGAAAAATAACAGTGATTATATTTTGGATATGTTGATTCACAACACTCACCCATAATACTGACATCTATAATAGTAAGATAGTCTGGTGTATAGTCACGATATAGTGCATTACACCCCCATACATCCCCGCTAAGGACATTTAAATCTAATCCCTGTCTAGATGTCCCATTTCCTATAATATATGCTGTATGACCCTCTGAGAGGTTCAAATAGGATACAAAGTCTTTCTGTGTATTACTTCTTTCTAATACTTCAACTGTCATATATTTCTAATACTTTTTCTTTTAACTTTTTATTATTGTATCCAATAAAACCTTGAGTCTTTTGTATCCTTCTTTTGAGTTCAGGCCAGACATATTGTTCTGTTATATTTACGCTGGAACTCCATCCAACAAGGGCATCGAGTAATACTCCAGTGGGTAAGGATATGGACTTGGATAAAATATTGTTAACAATGATAGGATGACTAGACTCACTAGTATCAAATAGATTCCCCAAAACTGTGTCAAGTGAATGTAAATATCTGATATCTTTTTCAAAACAGTAGAGTAAAGATTGGTTGTATTTTTTCCATTCTGTATAATTTTCTTTTGCTTCTTCACCGAATAAATCTCCTATCCAATAGTCTTTATGCATAAAGTTTGCAATATAGAAGTCTTTAAGAGTTTCTCCATGTTGTTTTCGTAACTTAGAGAATTGGAACTTATCAGACCTTTTGAGATAACTCTCAAACGATGCACTAACTTTACCATTATATTTGTTAAAATCATAATCTGAATTGTAATGCAGTTTAATACCGAGGTATAACTGATACGATTCATATCCGAACCTTGCATTGACATTTTCATAACCATGCCAACTCACTATTAATACCTTCCACTTCTTTTGTAAGCTTCCAAGGCTTGTTCTTCACGAATCTTATCAATCTTAATCTTTCTCTTCCATGCATTGATTTTCTTCTGTCTCCTTGAAGAAGGTTTCTCATAGTATTGTCTTTCACGAACCTCTGCAACAACACCACTTCGTTCACATTTCTTTTTAAATCGTCTCATTAAGACATCAAATGGTGGTGGGCCTGATGGTTTTTTGGGTTTTCTTCCCCATTCTTTTGACCTTTGTGGTCTACGATTGTTATATGGTTTCATATTGGTAATTTACCTTTTCCTTTCTTTGCATTTGGTTTTAACATATTATAAGACATTGCATCAACTTCTATTTTTTCTTTTAGAGGTGGTGTTATCAAATTCTTTACTGATTCTGGGTCTAGATGTTCTTTTTCACAGTAGTATATGATTGCATCTATGTAATTAAGACCCTTTTCTAATACAACTTTTTCTATTGCTTCTGCAAATCTTTTTTTAGTTAGTATCATTATTATTCTTATTTGTATATGCAGATACCCATTTTGCACCATCTTTTTCTGCTTGTTGAAATACTGCATTAGTTACCATGATTGGTATAAGAACTGCTAAGTGAATAATGATTGACCAAACAATACTATATCCTATCCAGTTCATCCAGTGTAATGCAACTACACCAAAGTAACAAGACCACATTACAAATAATGCTAATGTAAAGTATGATTGAATTGAAGGGTCGTGTATGTGTCTTAATGGATTGTATCGATTGTCCATGATAAGTCTCCAACAATCTACAACCCAAAAGAGTAATCTTTTTATAATATCCATAATATAATTATACTACCAAACTCTATATTGTCAAGTCTTTAATATCCATACCCATTTGGGTCTTCCCATTTTTGGTTATGTTTTCTATGTGCAGTTTTTTCTTCCCAGTTTTCTACTGCTTTCTTGATTCCTTCTTCTGCAAGGACAGAACAGTGTAATTTGATAGGTGGTAATTCAAGAGCTTCTGCAATTTCTTTATCTTTAATCTGTTTTGCTTGTTCAATTGTTTTACCTTTGAGCATTTCAACAAACATTGTCGATGACGCAATTGCACTTCCACATCCATAAGTTTTGAATTTAACATCTTCTATCAAATCTCCATTCATCTTAAGGTCGAGTTTCATGACATCACCACATGCTGGAGCTCCAACTAGTCCAGTTGCAACATTAGGGTCTTTAGGGTCAAACCTACCGACTGCATGTTTTTCTGGATTGTTTAGAACAGATTCGAATCTATCTACTACTTTTTTACTATATGCCATAATTTTTTTAAAATTGAGTTTATAACTATTATAAATATAAATGATAAATATCTATAACTAGATTGAATATCATTATTTTAACCCTATAACTATTTATAAGGAGAACAACTCTCATGAGTCGTGCTGTTAATTATATTATTGAACATCGATGCGAAATTTGTGAAAAAATACGAGACTACTTTTCATTCTCATTTTTCATGTTAGCACCATTAGCAATACCATTTTTAATAATGTGGATGGCAAGTTACTAATTTAGTAACCATACATTCCTTTATAACTATCTCTAAGTTCTAATAACTTAGTGTGGTAAACCTCACTCGGTTTTTCCACAAACAACTGACTCGTTCCATTACTCACTGCTATCAAGGTGATAATGTTTTCTACCTTCTTACCAGTTAAATCCTCAAACATTTTTGCATATGCAGTTTCCTGTATAAAATAGTTTTGTATCCATTCTGTCTTTTTTGGTTTTGCACTGGTCTTAAAATCGATGACTGATATCTCACCTTCCCATTCTGCAATACAATCTACTCTACCAGCAAGTTGTAGGTTATGTGAATAAAGTGGTGATTCAAGTGCATGAACAGTTCCAATTTGATTTAATTCTTTTTCTACTGCAATAAATGCTTGTTGTGTAGTGGGCATTGCACCCTTAAACTTTTCTTCAAAGTTATCATTTCTAATATAGTCTTCAAATAGTTGGTGTGCAGATGTTCCATGTCTTGCAGCTTGAGTTGATATTTTATTTGCTTGTTTTTCACCAACTCTTTTTCTCCACTTCTTAATTGCTTCTTTATTTAGAAGTCCAGTAACAGATGTTACCGAAGGATATTTCTCACCTGTTGGTGTAACATAGTATCTTTTACCATCTATATTTTCTGTAGGTAATGATTGAAAATCATAATCTAGTATTTCAAAAGTCTTCATGGAAATATTCTTTGTGGTTTTACATCTTCTGTCATTTTGTCAAGTTCATCGATGTCATGTTTACCATAAATTGTAACTTTAAATGTATCATCTTTCTTTAAAAATTCTACCTCAAATGGTAGTTCATAACCTTTACCTTGTAGTATAGCAACTCTATCGTTGAACTCTCTGTATTCGTCTCTTGTTAAAATTGCACTATTATTGACCATCATTATAACTCCCATATTGTTTTGAACCAATTTCACCTTTGTAAGCAATATCAAATGATATTGAATATGATGGTTCATGACCATGCCATGTCACTGAATGACCTATCCAAGATGGATGTATAATCACTCTACCTTTAGGCATATTAGTGAAAGGCGTGTAATCTTGATTAAAATCTGTAGGTTTCTCAACTTCTGGAAAATACATGTTTTGATATCCAGCATTAGGATTTACATACCATGTAGTATGTCTTGAATCTTCTGGAAAAAATGTTCCAGACCACGAACAATTTTGATGCCAATGAACTGGTAATCCAGCTCTAGTTTCATCATATACATTTAACCATAATTGATTAATCTTCATAGGTTGTTTAATAGAACCTACTTCAACTATTAAATGATTTGCACACTCTAATATTTTTTTCTCTAATTCTGGTAAATCCAAATTTAATACATTAGGATTAACAATACCTTTTCTATTATGGCCATCTACAAATTTTTCATTTTTTGGTATTTCATATTCGTAATCAATCTCACCAATAAAAAATGGTGTTTGGAATAGTCCTTGTATATTCCCTTCTTTCATGTTAATCCTTTCTTAAATCTTTACAGATTGCTTTATATGTACCAACCTGTTCTCCAGTTTCAACCACTCGTTGAACTCCTGTTTCAGTTATAATACCATCATTATTTACAAATGATGTATTTTCTGTCTCTAATGTTTGACCCACCATAATTTTTTTATCATAGGTATGAGTTATTTCTACAATAGGACAAAAATGTCTCATTGCAAATAAACAATTGAGACCAGCAGTTGCATCACCAACCGCTCCTCTTGCAGGCCCACCCATTGTTGTTCTTGGCCAATTCTCTACTGAATGATATTCTTTTACAGTTAAGAGAGTAATAAATCCTTGAGCCTGTCCTTCCTCTACTCTTACTCTCCATCCCCAAAAGAAATCTGGGTCAATCCAGTTACATGATATCATTTGATTAAATGCAGATGGTCTAGCCTCATTTGATTTTCCTGTGTATTCTTTTTCCTTTGATACCCAGTTTCCATCTTTAATAAGAGACCTATCTTTTTGTTGTTGTTCACCAATCTCTTTTGCATTTTCATCTGTTGCAAATGGATTGAACCCTTCATTTTTAATATATTCCTTTATATCAAATTGATTCATTTTTTATCCTCGTTTTTTCGTTGTTGAATCTCTACATGTTTTTTAATGACTTCATCTGTCTTAACTTCTTTTGTGCTTCTTCTCTTAATACTTTTTGCAAGGTCTGACCTAGGATGTTTATCTGCAACTCTATGAAGAACTTCATTGAATCCACCACTACCACCAAGACCTGTTCTAGAACCGACTTGAGAAACAATATTAGGACTTCCTATGACTTGTTTTAAATGTGGATTACCTTTTTTATATTCTTGTAAGTCATCCCATGACATAAACACATCATGTTGTTCTCCTGTTTCAGTATCTTCTAAAGTATATGTTGGCATTATGATGCAAATCCAGCGTGTGTTTCAAATTTCATAAACTCTGGTATTGGTCTGTTAGTCCACTTTGCAAAATCTTTTTTGTAGTTTATATAATAGTTCTTGTATGCCTCTACTACATTAGTTTGTTTGACATCATTAGGCATTGCAAGATAAGGGTCGACAAATGGTTTGACATCAATCTGCATAGGTGATGATGCAAGCATTCCACGAAGTTTTAAATCTGTCATATGTATTTTACCATAACGATGTGTATACTCATAACATAGATGTTCCCACATTTCATATAACCAATTGTAATGATTTTGTGATTCTCTTACCCATAGATTACTTGGATGATTGATGTGTGATGCTTTGTATAATAGTTTCTCATGATTTTCAAGTGGATGTTTCCATCTTGCAATCCTTCTATTGTTTGCAGTTCTACCTTCATAATGTTCACCATCAATAACACGATGTGCAGTAGACATAAGTTGTGCATACTCAATAATCATTTTGCATACATGTTTATCACAATGCATTTCTGCACATGTTTTTGGGTCTTTGTCTAAGTAAAAAATATTCATAATATAATTATAACCTCATAGTTATTTTTTGTCAAAGAAAAAAGTTGCAGAGTTTCTAGGACAAGTTGCTTCCCAAGATACACCTGTAACTTTATGAAAAATATCTCCACGAAATACCACTGCACTACCACCTTTTGGACATGCAGTTGCACGAACAAAGTCTATGTCGTCATTCCAGAACAAAGTTTCTCCACCCCATTTTCTTAAATCCCATATGGGTATAGGATTAAGATAAACTATTGCACTGTAATCCATGTAATCTTGATGAGCCCAACTAGAATCTCCATGTTGAAATGCATGGACATAACAGTTATTGTAATCTTTTACCTTAAGACCTAAGGCCTCTTCAAAATGTGGTTTAAAACTATTCCATATCTCATCCACTGTATTATGCACTACTGGATGATGTTTAAATATATCTACAGGCAATCCCCATTCTTGACCTTCTTTATCCCAGTATGCTTCATTACCATCATCCTTTTGTTTATATGCTCTTCCAGCTGCTTTTGTAAATGCTTCTTGACTTCGAGATACATTCATATACCAAGTATTTTTTTCTAATGTGCCTGTTATCTTATTAGAAAAACCACCTTCCTCTCTTATTTTCTTTATCATTTCTGGGTCACCAGTTTTATCCATACTGATATGTGGTGGATTACCACCATATGCAAGAAATCCTTGTATAAATGAACCATAATTGTATAAATCAGTCCACCACTTTGCAACTATTCCTTGTTGTTCAACATCGTCAATAAGAAATATTTCTTCACCCATTAAGTCTATATTCTTATGCATTTGCTAATCTTTTTTCTTTTCTTTTTTTTGCAACTTCTCGTTTTTTTAATTGTGCTTGAACGATAATTCGTTCTTTTTTATTGAGACAACTAATATCTTTAGGGCCCCATGTTGAACCAATACGAGTTAGTTTATCACATGCAGTTAACATATGATTCCATACATCATCTTCTGCACTTCCTTTTCTATCTGTTTCGAATTCTTTTCTACTGAATCGTAGAGAGGTTGTTTTGTTTTTTTCTGCATACTTAGAGATTTCTCTACCGAGTTCTGCATAAAACATTTCTTTTGGTGTAATATCGTAATTACTTATCTTGTTCATAATATAGTCCTATCATAGTATAAAATGGTTTTCAGTATATCAAAAAATGTACCTATAAAGCAAATTTATTTTTCTGGAAATAGTTGAATAACATTATCCTTGTTTTTAGATTCTTTTTTTAATTCTTTTTCGTCTTGGTCATCTATTTCTTTTTGTAGTTCTGGTGGGAGAGTATAACCTAAGTTATTAAGATAATCACCTAAGATATATGGGTCTAACATATCTTGATTCCATTCTTGTTCTGAAAGTAAATCATGACCATCTTCTTGTATTAAGTTTTGTCTACTTCTGAGGTAGGTGTCACATATCATTGAAAGATGTGTAACTGCTTTGTAAAGTGATATCCAATCACCACTCATTTGGATTGAATCATCATAATCATCTGCAAATGCAATTGACATTTTCTTAAACCATCCATCATCACTATTAACAATTAGTGCAATGTCTCCTCTTTTGAGTTTAAGAATATGTTCTTTATCTGCCATATTTAACTGATATTTTTACCAAATTCTACTTGTATTGAGTCTGGTATTACTTGAGTTCCATCATTAAATCCTGCTTCATCTGGAAAGTGTTGTTTCATGTCAATACCACCTTCTAAATCTTGATTACTAGTATGTTTAGCTATTATTGGATGTCCAGCTGGTAGTCCAAAAACACCATTGTCGATATCTTGCAATGTAGTTTCCACTCTTGCACCACCTACAAAGTTATAACACTCTTTAAGTAATCTTGCTTGTCCTATTACCTGTGGTGTATGTGTTACCCAAACATTATCTTGTTTTGAACTTCTTCCATATCCATTTGCAATTAACCATGTATCGACTTCACTTGCAATTGCAGTATTTTCATTTTTTTCCCATTCTATTTTGTATTTCATACCAGCACCAGATACTAAAAAATCATTCATACATGTTAGTTTAGTAGTATATGTTTCACCAGCTGTGTCTTGTTGAAGATGTCTCTCTTCCTCACTTGGTGCTGGATATTCACCTGTTGTACCTTGGAATTTTGTAGCTGCATATTGTTCATCTGTTGTTGCTAGTGGGCCTTCTGATACTTTTGCTCTGGTTCTTTTTGCAACTGTAGCTTCTGGATTAACTTCATTACACATTGCTTTTTTGTAATCAGATGCATATCTCCAAATAATAGACTTTTTAACAGAAGTAAATGCATCATCTTTAGTAACTTCTGTATCACCTATCCAAAAAGTAGTAGGTAATGAATATGCATCAAGTCCAGAATTTCCTATCCACATACTAGCACCATAGTTTGCAGTATCATTTTCGTCCTCACCACCTAATGCTGGAATAATACCCATAGGTTTTCCATCTGAATTTTGTGAACCTGTGACATTAAGTTGTTCTGGTAACTCTTCTACTTTGTTATAGTTTCTTTGTGAATCTACAAAAAACTTACCATCATATGCACTATTATCTTTGTATTTACCATTACGAACTATATGATTATCATAATGTGTTTTCCATAATGCTCTAAAATCTGCATCTGAACATGGAGTTATATGTCCTTCATTAGAAGTAAATGTTCCAACACTTTTCAATTCATATGAATTATCTTCTACCCATGATGGGATAGTTTGTCCAATTGCATCTGTAGCCATAATTAACCTCTAGTTACTTTTTTAACTCTTTCAATTTGTTGATTTATAATTGCCTTACGATTAGGCCAATAGATATATTCTTTATCCTCATTCTCCATGAGTTTGTGTAGAAGTGGTAAGATAAGTTCTTCTGCATCTGCAAGTTGTGATTTCAATTTTGATACTGCAACATCTGTAGAACTTCCTACATTTGTTTTTGCTTCATCTAATTCATCTAGTGCATTAGATACTAATTTGTTGAGAACATCAACTTTTGCATCTAAGTTTTCTATCTGTTCAGAATTAACTGCACCTTTTGACGACTCTGCAACTTTCTTAAGGTCTTCTGCAATCTTTTCATTAAGAGCTGCACTTTCCCCTGTTTTAGTTGTAAGTTCATCTTGGTCTACAGCAGTGAAACCAAAATCGAAATTATCTGCCATTACTTCTTACCTTTACTTCTTTTTATTTTTTCTCTTGCATCAATAACTGGTTCAACAGTTTCATTACCTTCTGTTTTACCACCATCAAGAGTAGATTCGACTTCTTGTTGTTGTGCAACTTGCTGTCTAATCTGTGCTTGAGTTTGACTTTCTGCAATAATGATTTCTCTCAATCTTCCGATTGTTGAGAACTCTTCTGCTTTGAAAGTTCCTCTACTCGCTGCAGTATCAATAACTGCAACCATTTGTGCAAGTTCTTTCAGACCTAAAATCTGTGTTTGCATCAAATCAACTTTTTCTACTTGTTCCATAATATCTCCATACTATATTTCATTCCAATTAATCTAAAGGATTACTTGGAAACCTTTTGATTGTTACTGGGACATCACCTGTCTGAGTATCAATCTGTTTAATTACTGGTTCTTCCATGTTCCAGTCACATGTAATGTTTGTGCCTGGCACGAACCATCTACTCAAGTCCCTATTGTAAATCATTTCATGAACGAATCCACTCATAGGGTCTATAATCTTTAACAATCCCATTACTGGGTCATAATGACGAACCTCTGCAATTCTACTTACACCATTATCAGTGTAGGTAATTGCTCTGTCTTCATCGGTTAATCCCAGTCTGTTAATTGCCTTTTCCATAGTAGTATTTATATCAATACTTACTTAGGAGTTAGGTCAAATCCAGCATCTTCACAAATTTCTTTGGTAACAGATTTGAAAGGCATAGTCTTATCTTTAATTGCAAGTAAGAACTCTGCTTCAGATTTCTCAAGTGACCTTAAAGTGTTTAAGAATATTTCTTCCTGTTTTGTAACTTTGCTTGTGCTGTTTGCAAGACCACCTTTTACCCAATATTGCATTCTCTTGAATACACGAATGAATCTTTCTGGAGCCATGTCCATTGCACCCTCTGGTGTATCTGGGTCTCCAATTTGAGTTCCTTCTGGTAATCCCTCTGGTAAAGTAAACTGAACTCTTTCATCAAATGCAGCTTTAAGTGCATATTTGACATCGTTTCTACTAGTAAACTGTTTTAAAATATCAATTTTAGATTGTTTATCTTTTGTTTCTTCAACCAATGCAAGTATTTCTACAATACTTGGATTTCTTGGAAGGTCTGCAACTGTTTTAGTTTTAGGCCCATCAAGAACTTTCTTTTGAGTTTTCCCAATAGATTCTCTTATTGCTTTACCAATTCCTGCTTTACCAAGAGTCTTGGACTCTGCCATTACCATAGCTGCATCATCAACGGCAGAAGGTAATTCTTCTTTTGTTAAAACTGCATCTGCTTTCTCTAAAGCAACTTCTTGTTCTTTTTCTTGAACAATTTTCTCTAGAGTTTTTTTGTTTAACGACCCTTTAGGTCTTCCTCGTTTTGCCATAATTTAAAAGTCTCCGATATTTTCTTGCAAATCCATGAGTCTATTCTTGATAAAATAATTTAATAGTCCACCTCTCGATGCAACTTTTACATTATCAAATTCTTCTAGGATTTGATTTTTGTATTCACTAGGTATATAGGTCAAATCAATAAGACTTCTATTCCTAGATAAATTCCTGTCTACCTCACTGTCATTCATAACAAGAGGGTCTTTGATAGTTGTCCTTTTCTTTTTAGACAAAGGTCTCTGTCTCAACCCAGATACAAATACATCATCTTGAGATAAACAGTTAGGAACACCATCCCCAGTATCACCACTAATTATATGGTCAGTGAGATACTCTAAAGCTTGTTCCTGTGTTAGTTTTATATTACTCTTTGTGATAGGTGAAAATTGTTTTACTTTTTTATACCTTTGAAGTTGTTGAAAATCTTTATCACCACTAATAATCATGATGTTTTCTGTATCACCATACTTCTCACAAAGTGTTCCTATGATATCATCTGCTTCACATTTTGATACTAGGATATATTTATAAGGAAAATTCTCTTTTAATTCGTCTCTAATTACAGTTATGCAATCAAATATCTGACCCCAATCTTTGGTATCTTTATCTCTACTTTTTTTACGATTTGCTTTGTAGTGTGGAAAGATGTCTTTTCTCCAGACATTATAGGAGTCATCTGCAAGAACTAGTTCTCCATAAGTTTTACCATACTTTTTACGATACATTACAAGTGACTTAAGTGCAATGTGTCTTACTAGGTCTTCATCTATTGGTTCACTTCCACCTCTGGTCGATGCCATCAGTGACGCAATTAGAACCTGCGTTAGGTCTACGATAATCATTCAGTTCTCAATAATATAGTGTGTTCGTTTATTCTTCCTGTAGGTTTAGATGATTTTGTATTTATTTCATCTAATACTTTATTT